CCTTATGAGCCTTTGGGTTTCATCTATCTTTGATGCATTACCGCTTACCGCATAAGATATATGTTTTTTCTCTGTGGCAAGCCGAGCAAACTCACTTAATAATTCGGTATTCTGCTTTGTAAACAGTCCCGGATTTAAAAGTCCCTTTGACATAAGTTCCATAAGCACGTTACGCTGATTTTCGTTCTTCTCAATCCGTTCCTCAATTTCAGTTATCTTCTTGAGATAAGCTTTCTCATCAATATTTCTCAACCCTTGCATAAAGGGTTTGAGTAGCACATCACAAGAAAAAACCAGCTTGTTTAGCATAGTTACAAATGCAGCCTTAATATCTTCATCTTTGATGAACTTCATTGAGCATTTAACTGTGTGATCTATGTGTTTTGTACAGCACCAGGCGATATACTCGTTCTTTCCGGAATAATGAATACGTCTTTTGAAACGGGAACCGCACTCTCCGCAGGTTATTATGCCGGAGAATACATACCGCTTTTGGTATTTTCCTTCCTTTTTAAGAACACCCTTTTCCTTACCACGTTGCTCCATAATCGATTGTGCCTTTTCAAAATCCTCATGGGTGATAATAGCCTCATGATGATTTTCAAAAAGGTACTGATTTTCTTCGCCGTAGTTTATATGGCGGTTAAATTTGCTGTCTGTATAGGTCTTTTGAAAGATTACATCTCCGGTATATTTTTCGTTCTTAAGAACACCTTGAACCGTTGACGGATGCCATATTGTACCTCGCTTTGATGGAATGCCTCGCTCATTTAATTCTTTGGCTATGAGAAAGGCTCCTTTGCCGTTAATACACTCTCTAAAAATGGTGCGAATTATTTCTGCCTCCTCAGGCACAATCTCCATCTTTCCATCAGCATTTATGTAACCGTATGGAGGGTAGGAAATTATAAAAGTGCCATTTATAAAACGTTTCTGAATAGCCCATTTACTGTTTTGTGAAATGGAAACAGACTCGCTTTCGGCAAGACCGCTTAGTATGGAGAGCATTAACTCACTTTCCATAGAACCTGTATTAATGTTTTCTTTCTCGAATTGAATGAACACACCAACATCACTCAGTCTTCTTACCATTTCCAAGCAGTCGGTTGTATTTCTTGCAAAACGGCTGATTGACTTTGTAAGAATAAAATCAATCTTGCCTTGCTCAGCATCTGCGATCATATCCAAAAGACCGGTTCTGTTATCTTTCTTAGTACCGCTCAAGCCTTCATCATAATAAAGGCCTGCAAAATCCCATTCTGGATTTAATTTAATGGAGCTCTCATAGTGTTCTTTCTGAGCCTTTAAACTTACCAACTGTTCATCGCTGTCAGTAGAAACTCTGGCATATGCAGCAACACGAAGTTTTCTCTTTGAAGTGGCTGCTATATTGTCAACTTTAAATATCTTTTTCATCATCTCACCTCGCTTTCGGTATATGACATATTCGCTCTAAAAGCCAGTAATAGCAAGTGTTTTAGGACATTATCTTTGCTAAAACAGGTGAGAACTTTTTACGATTCAACTCTGTAATTTTGTCGAATTCATCCAGTGAAATTAAACCCGCAGATAAAAGCTGTTTGAGTAGTTTTTGAGCCATATAATAATCAGCCTCTTTCTGCATTTGGCTGTTAGTCATCTTTATTGCTTCACCATGTATTTGGCTGTTGTCTGTGACTTGAAAAACATTCATAGAAAAACACCTCCTACCTGGTAGCCACGGCGGGAGGTGAAATCTGATGTTTTCACTAATCTTTTTTATAAAAATCGCACTCATAACCATCGGCATTAAGGAGTAGCCCCTTTGCCCAGGGAGGGACGCTGCCCATTTTGTCACATACGCTGTCTATCGAAATTCGAGGTTCTGCCTCAATGATTACTTCATCATGCACATGAGCCACGATGTTGCAAATACGGAGTGTCTTCATGGCATACATCAAAATATCACGAGAAATTGCCTGAACAATGTTTTCTACAAACTTGGGTCCATAACTTTCAATTCTTTCCCATTTCTTTGTTCCACCTACACCTTCGTAAGTCACAGACTCACCACCGAAGATGTTTTCACCGATACGTGGTTTTACATAGGCAAGTTGTCTGCTGGAGGGGAGAACAATGAAGAGCATTCCACTCATGCAGTGAACCTTAATGTTGTTAATTTCTTGAGACTTATTTTCCATGATACATTTCTTAACAACGCTATCAACATCCCACCAGAACTTTACGATGTTTGGATTGGATGCTCTCCAGGCATTTACAAGGGGTTTCAATTCTTCCTCTGCAAGTCCCATCTCCAATGCACCCATAGCCTTTAATGCACCGACTGATCCGCCATATCCAAGTGCTAATTCTGCTATTTTTCCTTTTTGCCTTAGATGACCGTTCACACCATGCTTTTCAACAGGAACTTTAAACATCTGAGATGCAGATGCACAATAAATATCACCGCCGCTTGCGAATACTTCGGTTCGCCATTCTTCACCTGCAAGCCATGAAAGCACACGAGCCTCAATTGCTGAAAAGTCTGCAACGATAAACTTATTGCCTTCCTTTGGTACAAAGGCTGTACGAATCAACTGTGAGAGCGTGTCTGGTATGTCTTCATAGAGCATTTCAAGTGTTTCGTAATCACAGCTTTTCACTATGCCTCGTGCCTCTTTTAAATCCGACATATGATTTTGAGGCAGGTTCTGTAATTGCACAAGCCGTCCTGCAAAGCGGCCGGTTCTGTTTGCGCCATAAAATTGGAACATACCTCTGGCACGAGAATCTGCACAAATAGCATTTTCCATTGCCGTATATTTTTTCACAGATGATTTTGCAAGTTGCTGACGGAGCTTAAGAACTTCAGCCAAATGCTCCGGTGCATCCTTCAATAGCTTCGCCACAACTTTTTTACCAAGCGTGTCTGTTTCTAGGCCGTTTTCAGAAAGCCAGCCTTTCATCTGTTGTACCGAGTTGGGATTATCAAGTTCTGTTAATTGCTGCATTGCTGCCATCAGCTTTTCGTGAGAAATCTCATCCATAGCAATAGCCTGTTTTACAAAATCCATATCAACTTTTATGCCGCGATCATTGATTTCCTGGTCGAGATGGTATTCATCCCATATGTCTTCCGGAACAGGAAACTTTATAAGCCTTTGCTGTATCTGTATTTCCGTTTCAACATCACGCTTGTTGTAAGCCTTAAACCTCTGCCATTTATCCTCATCATCTCCTGGCATATTACGAGTTCTTCCACCGTTGGATTTGGTAGGAGCACACGGAACACAGAAGTATCTTATAAGGTCTTTACCTTCGGTCAGCTTTTGCTTTTCAAGGCCAAGAACGGCACCCACACCTTCCAAGGAAAGGGGAAGTCCCATATATGCAGACCATACCATTGAACATTTCCATGATGAAGGATTTAAATAATATCCAAAGGAATAGCCAAGATAACGGGAAAGGCAGACACGCTCAAACTGAGCATTGAATGCCCATTTGGTTATATTTTCATCGGTTAATGCATCGAGTATCTTCTTCGGTATCTTTTCTCCACTCACAAGGTCAACCACCATAACCTCTCCGCCATCGACAGAATATCCAAATAGTAATATTTCAAAGTCATCTGCCTCTACATAACGGTAAACTCCGCTCTTTTGCAAATTGACAGATGAGTATGTTTCAATATCGATTTCCAAGTTCTTCATAACATACCTCCATTCCTAAAAGAAAAAAGGTGGCAGAGGGAGTGCCTCCACCACCGTAAAGTTACCGTTTCTATTAGGCAAGGAAGTCATCATCCACAAGAGTAGTAAAGTCATCTGCGGCAGAAGTCTTTCCACCGAGAGGTTCGCCGTCCTTAATCTTTTGAATATTACCAAGACCGCAGGCTACACCCTTATTGCCGTTGGAGTTGAAAGCATAGAAGTTAAGAGAAACTCTACCGTAACAACCGCTGTACACTTCACTTCGATCCATAATAGGCTTAACTCTTTTGTCTACAATCTGCGGTGCGGTTACGCTATTGGCATTGATAAAATAATGCCCCTTGTATGCCTCATCATCGCGCTCTACATCTCCGTCACGGAGAGGAAGTTTGATGGTAGCTTTATTCGGTTTCTTACCACCAAACTTTGCAATACCTTCTTCAATAGCTGCATCGATAGCAGCGTTTACTGCATCTATGGTTTCCTTATCATCCTTTGGAATGAGAACGGACACACTGTATTTCTCAGCACCGCCGTTAATAGATACCGGCTCCCAACCGTGGAAATAAGAGAGCCTTGTGTTTACACCTGTGATAACCTTAGTTTTATTAGTGTTATTTGCCATAATATTTAATCCTCCATAATTTCGTTAAATTCGTTTTTTGCATCTGCTACGTTTATAGCCGGTCTTTTATCCGAATTGGGAACAAGAGTCGGCTTGCCCGGTGGTTTATAAATGAGGTCACCGAGTATTTCCTCGAATTTGGCTTTACCCATCAGTTTCTGCATCTCTGTCATAGGGATGAGGCTCTTACGGTAAATGTCCTTAAATCCACTTGCCACGGCTTTTTCTGCGATGGCATCTTCATCTTTGTATTTGCGAACAGAGCGACCTTCCACAACTTTAAAGCCGTTCCACTCTTTGCCGTGATTCACAGCGGCATCTGTGGCATAGGCAGTTATTTCATTTGCCCATTTGGTAAGGTCGGGGAGAATGAACAGAATCTCTTCTATCTCATTGTCAGTAAGTAACGGTGGCATCTTAAACTCTGTCTGGGCAAGTTTCAGCTTTTCCTCGGCTCTTGCACGGCATCTGACTGCAGCTTTGCAGAAAGTACACCATTCACCTGGTATATATTCACCCTCGCCGTTATAGGCTTTGACTGCCTTTGGTTTAAGCTCCTCTTCTGCCCAGCATTTAAGTTCCTCTACCGGTACAGTCCATGTGCTTACATTTTCTCTTCTTGGCTGAAAAATCGTCATTGACACTTCATTAATATCATAAAGGCTGTCATAAATTTCAAGGGCACCCAAGGCATACAGTTTCATCTGCGGATTGTCCACTGCATCTACAAGCACACCCATGCCATATTTGAAATCTATGATGTGAAGTCTGTCATCTGAGATAATTAAACAATCTCCAGTACCAAAGCCGTCCGGCACATAGCAGGAAAAATCAAGACGCTTTTCGATAAGAATGATAGGATCATTGCAGGACTGTTTTGCAAGCCCCACCTGTTCCATAACGAAATCAACATAGGCATCCGTACATTCTTCCATCTCATCTGAGTCAAACTCTGATATAGGACGCTTGCTCCTTATATGGAGTGCTTTTTTCAGTTTGTGTTCCGAGAGTGCATGTGCCGCTGTTCCTTCTTCTGCCGCAGTACCGCTCGTATCTTCAAACTCAAGTTCAAGCCTTGCTGATGGTAAACAATGAAGCCATCTGTGTGAAGATGATGCAGATAATATTGCATGATTACCCATTGCCAAGAACCTCCGCATCTTTCAAGATGTCGGAATAGTAAGCCTTGTCAACGGCACTTAACTTGTCGGCACCATACTTTTGAATGATCCCTCGCACTTCGGCAGTAAATCCAAGCTGGCTCTTTTCGGCAAGTACCATACGCACTTTTTCAAGTGGGATATCCAGCTCTTTTGCTGTTTCTGTCTTTGTGGCAGGCACTTCATTAGGAACAGAATCAGTTTCTGTCATTGCATCACAAACTGCCTGTATGCTGTCTGCAAGACTTCGCATATCATTTACCACATCAAGCAGTAACTTTACTTTGCTCAAGATCGTTTCCTCCTTTCGTAGTCTCACAGATGGAGAGTTCCTCGACACTGTCTCCTGGGATCAGAATAGTTACACGTCGTTTATCTCCAAGGAGGAAACGTAGGATGTGCTCCCTAATGGTGACATTACGGCAAGTAACGATTCCGCCTGTCTGTGGCTCTTTTGAAACACTGATTTTAAGATTGTGTTTCATGTCCTTCACCTCTTTCCAAAGGGCGATTTAATTTGTTGCCCTCTACCTGGTAGCCACGGGAGGAAAGGAAATCTGACGGTTTAGAAAAAAATAATGCCCTCGGAAGTTTTTTGACCTCCAAGGGCATCGTGCTTAATTAGGAATTTTCAATTTCTGTCCGGCATAGATGATATTTGTAGTTAGACCGTTGAATACTTTAATCTCCGTATACCTTTCACCATTGCCAAGCTTTTCTTTAGCAATCTTCCAAAGTGAGTCACCCTTAACTACGGTATATATTTCATAGGTCGGAGCAGATTTTCCTGAGTATATAATTTGTCCATCCTCATCAAAGACAGAGTATCCGGAGTTGGCATCTGCACAACGCTTGGCATTTTCCAACACCTTATATGCACCTTTTTGAGATTTGGCATCATCCCAGCTCTTTCTCACCCTATATAAAATATCTTTCGGTTTAGGGGATGAGTTAATGGGGTTCAGTGCACTCTTTACATC